CGCACGAGTCGACCAACCGCTGGTTCTGATGAAGGTACAATTGCAGATGGGCCTGAACATGGTTAGTGTCCATAGCCACAACTGAACGAATCGCACCGATGTCAATCTTATGCCGCGGTCGGACCTCTTCTTTGATTGAAACTGAACACAGAGACTTGATGTAGTCTGGTGTCGCTAGCACATCCCAGTACTTCGCGTAGAAGCCACTGTGAGGCGACATCCAGTAATCACATTTGAACGGATATAGTTGCGTCCACGGAAGCCCCGGACTCTTCATCGGGTGTAGCCATTCCGTCACCTCATCATAGCTCATCACGCGAGAACCACCAAGAAATGGTGTGAACTCGCGCGAGATCCAGTCAAAAGCAACATCATACAGGGCCTTCACCTTCGGGGAGAGCGGGTCAGGAGGCCTGTCGTAGCGACGGGCAGCTGTGTAAGCATCCTGGAGACGCTTTGGCACAACGCCATAGTGCTGGTAGATCGCCGGGTCCTCACCGCGCGAGAGAATGTACTCATGAACGACCTGGTCATAATAGTTCGGCTCCTTCGGATTGAAGAAACGCGGAACTGTACCGATATAAGGCATATGTTCGCCAATCGGTGGAATGTCCAGATGGAACGTGGTCCTAAACTCAGGCGGGTAGGCGGCTAGGATATCATCCAGCTTCGCTGACTCGACCTTCTTTGCAAACTTCGGGTGGTAGTAGAGTAGGGGCTCATAGCTGAAGTGCGCGTGGCCCCTTACTGAAAAAGCTTCTCAGCTCCTCCGGCAAGAGACACAGGCTGCGCCAACTTCTGCTCCTCCTCACTCTTCACCGCAGGAACGGACTCCTCTCCAGGATGCGCAAACTTGCACTTGTCGCGCTTGTCACACTTCTTATCCTGACTCCACTGCCAGCACTCCTTCGGAGGCCTGGACTTATGCGGATGAGGGCACGCGTTACCGCGATCGCACTTTCCGAACTGCCAGAACTGGAAGCAGTTGGATGTCTCCGACACCTTCTTCTGACTGGGCTTAACCTTAGCAGCCTTCGCTGCGCCGGGAATTGCCTCGGCCTGAACAGGTTTCAGCGTGGGCTCAGTGAGCTTCTGCTGCTGTGGAGGAACTT